ACAACTACTCAAACTATAACCGAAGTAGAACAGCGTCAAGTTTTTGGGGCTGAAGTAAAGACTTGGAATGGATCTAATGTAACACCCTCTGCTGATATAGCAGCTAGTGGCACTACATTTACCATAACAGATACAACTCTACCTTGGACACTAGAAACAACCACCAGATCAGCTGGAATAGTAGAACAATGGGACACCACAAGAAACTTTACAATAAACTCTACTACTACATCGCTTTCTGTATTCTCACAATAACACCTGTATATGCAGAAGGAGAAACCAATAACACGTCCAACCCTGTGGCAGCAGCAACAGGAAATGTTACCAATCAGGCTGTGCAATTTCAAAATAATGGAGCACCGTCTAGACAACAATATGGTTCTGCCATATCTTGTAATGGATCAACAATGACGTTTAGCCCTTTTTATATGGGTAATGACACCTCACCGTATGACGATGAAGGTTATGTTATATCAGAAAACTGGGGTTTTCAAATAAACTTTTCAGTGCCACTTAACCGTGACTTGACTAAACAATGTCAAGAAATAGCTAAGAGACAAGAAGAAAAGATGAGGCTTGACTACGAGCTTGTTCGTGCACTTAAATGTGCAGAACTACAACAAAAAGGGTTTACGATATACCCTGGCAGCCGTGTAGCTCACATGTGCCAAGACATCGTACCTATACAATCGTTATTACCTAAGAAAGATGTTAGCACTACTAAAACCAATCGTTTTAACTTTTTTAAAAAGTGACAAGTTTAAAGTATTTGTCGTAGATTTATTAGAAAAGTTAGTCGAAATGTCAGATAATGAGCTTGATGATAAAGCTCTAGCAATAGTTAAAAAAGGATTAGACATTAAATGAAAAGAGCAGGAGAAGATAAGTTTAATGAATTACATATGTTAGTTACTACTGAACTTATCAATAGGATACGTAGTGGTGAAGCTACCACTGCTGACCTAAAAGCTGCTTCTGACTGGCTATATAAGAATGATATTACAGGTGTAGCGTTTGACACGTCACCTTTATCACAACTAGCCGACATTATGCCAAGTGTCGATTTTGAAACAGTACAAAAATCGGTAATAAAATAATGGCTCCTAAAACTGTAAAAAACCCTAGAAAAACTGCACGATTTTACCGTGATAATCCTAAGTCAAGGGCGAAGAAAAATGCAGCTCAAAGAAAGCTCAACAAACGCCCAGAAAACAAACAATACCGTGCTGAACTCAACACAGCTAGAAGAAAAGCAGGTGTGTATGGCAAGGGCGGTAAAGATTTTTCACACACTAAGTCAGGAAGATTAGTGAGAGAAAACCCAAGTAAAAACAGAGCTAGAAATCGTGCTAAAAAATGATACCAGTACTTCCTACTTATAAACATTACACACAAAACTTAATAGTCATGACATCAGGAGACGCTAAACGCCTATGGAGAAAAGCTATTAAGGAGGCAAACAATTATGAATGTATTTATTGCGGACAAAAACATTATGAATTTGATCTTACCATTGACCATGTACATCCCAGATGTTTGGGAGGTACTACCAATACTTACAACTGTGTTCCAGCCTGTAGAAGATGTAATCAAGAAAAAGGAAGTATGAACTGGTTAGTGTGGTTTAGGAATAATTTTCCACCAAACCCACTACGAGAAAACCTAATACTAAACTGGATTAAATGAACAAACTATTTAACCCTAACAAATTGCTATTACAGGAACTCAAAGACATTGCATATGCTACACCTAGGCCCTTACGTTGGGCTATGGTGTGGTTTTTGCTATGGATAGAACCTCAATACGTAGACTATAAAGCTAAGAAAGCTGTAGATGACGCTGTTGAAAAGTATAACAAGCTATGTGATTTCTGTGAAGAATGGCGTAACGAGCCTAGCGTTAAAATTATACCTTCTGAAGTAGAAGGTTTAAATGATATGAGTATTTCTTATGACACAGACTCCGACCAAGACCCCACGTGTGATATATAATCAAAACAATCGTCTTACTAACTTTCTAAAAGAGAAAGAAGGGTTTAGACCAGAGCCATATTTAGACCAAGCGGGACTACCTACTATAGGTTACGGTACAAGATTTTATGAAGATGGTACAGAGGTAACTATGGAAGATGAAGCTATTGATGAAACAAGAGCTACTAACCTTATGAACGGTTATGTAGACCAAGTTGCAAAAACTTTGACACAAATGCCAGGTTTTAACGAGCTTAATCCTAACCAAAAAGACGCTGTTATATCTTTTGGCTACAACTTTGGAGCTAATTTTTACAACGACCAAGATAACTTTGGTATAATATCTGGAGCAATTAAGAAAGGAGACAAGAAAGCTATTACAGATGCGTTTCCGTTGTATGTAAATGTAGCAGATGACAACGATCCAAGAGGATATAGTGAGTCACAAGGTTTAGTTAATAGACGTAATGCCGAAGTAGAGATGTTTAATGAAGCATATAAAATAACAAATAAAAAACCTACAAGTATATATGACGCTCATGTCAAACAGAAAACCGAGGAAGAGCTCGACAGCGAAGAATAGCTTAGAAACTCAACTTCATCAAGACTTTAGGTACTTTCTAACTGCTGTTTGGACGCACTTAAACCTACCCGCTCCTACCAGAGCACAACTATGTATCGCTGAATATCTACAAAATGGCCCAAAAAGATTACAAATCCAAGCGTTTCGTGGCGTTGGTAAGTCTTGGATTACTGCTGCATTTGTCCTTTGGACTCTATTCAATAACCCAGATAAGAAGATTATGGTCGTCTCTGCTTCAAAAGATAGAGCAGACTCATTCTCAATCTTCTGTCAAAGATTAATACTAGAGATACCTTGGCTTGCACAGCTAAAACCTAAGAATGATGACCAACGATGGTCACGTATATCGTTTGACGTGGGGCCAGCAGCTCCGCACCAAGCACCCTCAGTTAAGTCTGTGGGTATAACAGGACAGCTTACAGGATCTAGAGCTGACCTTATGGTACTAGATGATGTCGAAGTACCAAACAACAGTATGACAGAGTTACAACGTGAAAAACTTTTACAGTTGGTTACTGAATGTGAGTCTATCCTTACTCCTAAGTCTGATTCTAGGATTATGTTCTTGGGAACTCCTCAAACCACTTTTACTGTCTACAATAAACTACGAGAACGTAGCTATAGACCTTTTGTATGGCCAGCTAGATACCCTCGCAAGGTAGCTATGTATGATGGCTTGCTTGCACCGCAACTAGCCAAAGACCTAGAACAAAAAGATATGGCTTGGCTACCTACAGATACAAGGTTTAAAGAGGAGGACTTACTAGATAGAGAGTCATCTATGGGACGTAGCAACTTTATGTTGCAGTTTATGCTAGACACTACGCTGTCTGACGCAGAAAAGTTCCCACTAAAGTTTGCAGACCTAATAATTACACCCGTAAACCCCACACATGCACCCGAAAACATCATTTGGTGTTCTAGTCCAGACAATATTATCAAAGATTTACCGTGTGCGGGGCTACCAGGAGACTATTGGTACAGCCCAATGCAGGTACAAGGTGACTGGGTTGAATATGCAGAGACTATATGCTCGGTAGACCCCTCTGGAAGGGGCTCAGATGAGACTGTAGCATGCTTTCTATCGCAGTTAAATGGATTTATATACCTGCATGAAATCTACGCTACTAGAGACGGTTACAGTGACCGTACATTATTAGACATATTAAGGAGATGTAGAAAGTATGATGCGAGTACGCTGCTCATCGAGAGCAACTTTGGCGATGGTATTGTATCAGAGTTATTTAGAAAACATTGTCAGACGACAAAAACAAACATCAACATAGAGGAGACTAGAGCAAATGTCAGGAAAGAGCATAGGATTATTGATAGCCTTGAACCTGTTTTTAATCAGCATAGGCTTGTTGTGGATCCTGCCGTCATTAAATGGGATTATCAAAGTAATGCAGATGAGGCGACTGAAAATAGATTCCAATATATGCTTGCTTACCAAATCAGCAGAATGTGCAGAGAAAGAGGAGCTGTTAGACACGATGACAGAATCGACTCTCTCGCCCAAGGCGTTAAATGGTTTACAGATGCCCTCGCAATATCCGCTCAACAACAGATAAAAGACAGACGAAGAGATGAGTGGTTAGACCACCTAGAAGCGTGGATGGATGACCCTCAAGCTGAAGCTAATCATATGGTGCTTGGGTTGGATTTAGACCAGCGTAAAGAGGCACGAGGACTAGCTACAGGTGACGATATGACTTGGATGTAACCAACCCCCTCATTATACACGGGGAAGTGGTGCTCCTCGTGGGTGGAAACAGCGGTCAAGAGGGAGACAGGAATAAAACCCTGCCCCTCTTCTATACGAGTTACCCGCTCGTACTGTATATTACCACCCTACTACTACACTATAGCACCTACGTACTGCACGACCATGACTATACAAAAAGCATGGCAGAGGTTAAAGAAAAGTAGATGGTATAAAAGATTTAGAATAGCACTAAAATTTAACCGTTGGCCACTAAAAACCTTAGCCGAAATAAAAACAGAGTTGCAAAGACAGCATCTCAACAGAATATGGAAGAAATAGGGTGTCTTAAATTTTGACAAAATTGTTTGTGGGGATTTAGCGGTATGCGTTTCTGCGTAAGACCCCCCGCACGGCCCTAGTACATGCGTACTGTCAAGAGTATTTATACCTAACTTGCGGGGACTTTTTATTTTTGCTGGGATCCTCACAATCATCTTGACATCAGCTCAAAATGTGCTAGCGGGGACGATTGCGGGGATTTCAAAACATTCAAAAGTGGCAAGACATCTGTCTATGACTAGGGTCTTGACGTTATTTGTTTATATGTTTCAATGGGTTATATATAAATATTTCAATGAGTTTAGAATTGTTACAAAATCCACAGTATAACTTTACAAAGTGTCACATGTCAATTTGTAGATTGTCACAATACATTTGTACTATAGGGTAAATAAAAAATTCACTATCACGGCTCTAGTTCAATAAATAGATATGAGGGTAACATAGATTTTTCATTTTAGTTAAATATATTTGAATCAACATATTTCTAGCTAGTGGTTGACAGTTCCATAATCCATCGCTACATTAAGTACATCGATCTAACAAAGATCATTTATTAAACAAGTCACTCGATTAAGTCACTTATTAACAAGACAAATTAAATCGATACTTGACAAATAAAAATGATTCGCTAGATTGAATACATACAACTACATCGGAGGATTCAACAACTACTCATGACATACGCTCAGTTGAGCGTTAATGCACGAGAGATCGTTGCCAAGTTTACACTAGCTACATCCCAAGAGGTTCAGCTCGGCTGTGACTGGTACAGGTCAGCTCTCAACATAGCAGGTCGTATCGCTGATAGATACCATCTACCTATCGAGACTGTCGCAGGTGTCATCGCTGCATTATCGCCAAACAATCGCTGGGAGCGTAACATCATTGACGCTGAAGCTATGATCAAATGTTGGTCGGCTGGCGGTACAGATGAGGACATCCTGGCCGTGAAGGTTTGTACCTACACGAAAATGCAAGAGAAAGCTCTAGCTATCCTAACTCGTTATGAAAAACGTGACGGTACTAG